ATTGCGCAGGAATGGTTGATCCCGCACATCCCCACCCAAGGCGACGTACCCACCATCGGCCACGGCAGTACGCGCTATGAAGATGGCACTCCGGTCACATTGGTCGATCCCCCGATCACCCGCCAGCGTGCCGCGCAACTGGCACGTAACCTGATATCTGAGGACGAACGCCGCTTTGCCGCCAGCCTGCCGAATGTGGCCATGCATCAGGAAGAGTACGACGTGTACCTTGATTTTGTCGGTCAGTACGGCATCGGCAACTGGCGCAAATCTTCCATGCGCCGCCACCTGCTGGCCGGTCAGTACCGGCAGGCGTGCGAGGCGCTGTTGCGCTGGCGATTCCAGGGCGGGCGCGATTGCAGTCTGCCCGCCAATTGGGGGCCGCGCGGCTGCAAAGGCGTCTGGACGCGGCAAGAGGCCAGGGTTGCCCAATGTTTGGCCGCGCAATAATCATCCGCGCCGCAGCCAGCGTCGGGCTGGCCGTGCTGCTGGCGCTGGGGATGTACCTGTATGGGCAATCACGCTGGCGCGCGGGCGTGGCCGCGCAGACCCAAGCCTACGCGCTGGCCGAGTTGCAAGCCTTCCGAAGCGAATCCGAACGCTTATCGGGTTTATCGGCAGCATTGGCCGAGCGCATAGACGCTCTTGCCAAAACCCGCCCCGCCATCATCGAGCGCTATACCCATGAAATCCGCGAACGTCCTTTGCCTGACGGCTGCTTTATCGACGCTGGCCGCCTGCAGCAGCTTGCCGCCGCCCTTGCCGCTGCTAACGCGGCCCTCGCTGCCGGTGAACCTGGCCGCACCGTGCCCCTTGATACCGATGATTGACAGTGATTCCTGGGACGCGCTGGCCGCCGCGCATATTGAGCTGGCGTTGCAATACGCCGACTGCGCCGCCCGCCATGAGGCGCTGGTGCGCGCGTATGAACAAGCCGGGCAGGAACCATAATGCCGGACTTTCGCGCCAAGGTTGCCCGCATGGACAGCGTGCTGTTTGCGCGTCTGTCTGACGCGGCCACGGTCAACGGCGTGCCGGTGCGCGGCATGTTTTCTGCGCCCTGGACCGACCCGCGTCTGGGGGCCATGCGCACGGGCGTGGTCGAACCCACGCTGGTGCTGCGCGACGGTGACATGCTGCACGCGGGCGGCGTCGCACCGGGCAACACTGTTCGTGTGTCCGGCAAAACATTTGTCGTCATCGGTCTGGAACCGGACGGAACGGGCTTTACGACACTGGTTTTGCGGGAAACACCACCATGATGGATCTGCACATTGAGATGTCCCAGGCGGACATCGTCCACGTTAAAGGCGCACTGCATTTGAGTCAGAAAGCGGTGCGCGCTGCCGCGCGTCGCGTGGTGCAAAAAACCGCCAAGGCTACCCAATCTGAATCCAGTCGTGCGCTGTCTGCCGAGCTGCGCGTGCAGCAAAAACTCATCCGCGCTCGGTTGCGCCTGTATCGCAGCGGCGACGCGCTGGGGCAAAAGGTCTGGCTGGGTTTGAATGCTGTGGCCGCCGCCCGGCTGGGCGATCCGCGCCGCGTGGCGGGTGGCACACAAGTGGGCAAACATTTCTTCAAAAACGCCTTTGCCATTGCCAAATTTGGCAATGGCCTGTATCGGCGAACGGGCCGCGAGCGCTTTCCGCTGGAGCTGGTCAAACTGGACATCGAAGAGACCGGGGACGTGGTAATGCGCCAAGCCGCAGCCCGCGCCGATGAACACCTGATGCGCATCTTGCAGCAAGAGCTACGCTTTGAACTGTCCAAACTCAGTAGACGCGCATGACGACTTTGATTGATTGCGCCGATGCGCTGGTGGCAAAACTGCAGGCTGCCTTGCCCGACATTCCCGTCATCACGGCAGACGCGCCGCCCGCTGCCCAGCGGTCTTTGCGCGTGCCCGCCGTGTATCTGGAAATCGACAGCATCGAACCCTTGCAAGAAGCCGGGGATGCGCGCTTGCTGGCCGATGTGCGTTGGCAAGCGCGGGTGCTGGTCGACCCGAATCAAGCGCGTGCCGATTTGTTGGTGCGTGCGCTCGCTGCCCGCGTGGCGGTTGCGCTGCACGAGATTCGCCGTCCCATTCCCGGCCACGGCCACATTCGGCTGCTTCAGGCCACGGACGACGCCTTCCGGCCAGAGATAGACGGCTACAAAGTCTGGCTGGTGGAGTTCGGCATCGAAATCGCGCTGGGCGAATTGGATCCGCCGGGCATCACGCCCTCGGAAATCCATGTCGGCAGCGACCCCAAAAATGATCAAGAGAACATCGTATGAACGTTAACCATGGGTTTGAATTTTCCGAACTGGAACGCCGACTGGCCAACCTGATTCGCATCGGCACCGTCATCGCCGCCGACTACACCGATGCCCGCGTCGTTGTGCGCTGCGACGGCATCAATACCGACTGGCTGCCGTGGATGACGCGCCGCGCCGGGCTTGACCGTGACTGGTGGGCACCGGACATCGGTGAGCAGGTGGTAGTGCTGGCCCCGTCAGGTCTGATGGGCGGCGCTTTCGTCTTGCCCGCGCTGTATTCGGACGCGCACGCTGAACCCGCAGCCTCGCCAAGCCTGCACACCCTGCGCTACGGCAACGGCGACACCGTCACCCACAATCGCACGGACGGCTCATGGCATGTGCAATGCGCAGGACCCGTCACGGTGATAGCGGGCGGCGCGGTCACGGTGACAGCGCCCTCGGTCACGCTGGATACGCCGCAGACCACTTGCACCGGCCATTTAACCGTGCAAGCGGGCTTGAGCGTCACAGGCGCGGGCGTAGGCGGCGGTGCAGCGGCGGCGATTAGCGGCACCCTGCACGTGCAATCTGGCGACGTGACCGCAGACGGCATCAGCTTAAAGCAGCATACCCATACGGAGCAGGGCGATGGTGCAGAGACCAGTTCAGCGCATTGATGCAGCTACTGCGCCACTGGCCGGGCGGCGCGCACGGCTCGCCCGCTGCGCCATCGCTGGATGAAAGTCAGGGACAGCCGCGTTGATGCCATCCAACGCAAACTGCACCTTGACATGGCGGTAGGGAAACAGCAGCTTGCGATTGGCCGTGCGGTCTATCACTCCCGCATCCAGCAGTGCCGTCACATCGGTATGCACGGCCTTCACATCCCGCCCGACACGCCGAGCCAGCTCGCGCACGCCGATGGGGCCAGCGCCGGTCATCGCCCGCAAAATCCCCCAGCGCTTTTCGCTCAACACGCGCCACATATGCTCGGGCGTCTCGAAGCTGATGTACGCGGCCTGTGCGGGCAAATCGGATTGAGCCTGTGCGCGGGCGCGGTCAAGAAATACCGGCATCGGGGCGACGTCAAAAATCACCGTATCCAGTTCTGTGTTCATGGTTGTACCTTTCTATCTGTGCTGCGAAATCCGCAAATAGCGCATCGAGTCCCGTGAAAGTGTAGGGGTGCTCTTCATCCCCGAAGTGGCAATGGTCGCCCTTGCCACGCTCATTATCAAAGCCTACTACCCGGCGACCCTCAACGATATAGACCAAGCTGTATTTGTAATGATGGGTTGATGGTGGCACGGGTTGCGGTATTTGCCACACAACGATCTGCACAAACCCGCCAGCAGGATGCGCATGACGGCTACGTGTGAGCAAAGTCGCTTTCATGTTGTGCATTATAACAACAACCATGCTTGTCATGCACGCAACCCCGCCGCAGGAAGTTATCACGCCGCACACCCACAATGGGGCATCCCTCCCAAACCATCAGGAGCCAGTCCCATGCCTGACCAGTTTCTCCACGGCGTCGAAGTCATCGAGCTAGACTACGGCGCACGTCCCATTTCCACGGTGCGCGCCAGCGTGATTGGCGTAATCGGCACCGCGCCCGATGCGCAAAGCCAAACCGCCGCCGCGTTGACCATCGGTGATGTTGTCCAGAATACGGCGCTGACCTTTACCGCCAAGGCGGCGGGCAGCCTTGGCAATCCAGGCGGCCATCAGCTACCGCGAGAATTTCGGCTCGCCGCGCGTCTACGTAGTAGACCCTTGGGTCAAAGTCTGGGATACCGAGGCCAACGGCGAAGCCTTGCAACCGACCAGCGCCCGCGTGGCGGGCATGTTGGCACGCTCGGACAATACGCGCGGCTGGTGGTGGTCGCGGTCGAACACCGAGATGTACGGCATTACCGGAACTGCCCGTGCGGTGGATTTCGTGCTGGGTGACCCCAACTCCCTATCCACCCTGAAAGGACTCCAACATGATTGCAGACATTCTGTACGACCTGAACCTGTTTGTGGATGGGCACAGCTACGCGGGTCGTATCAAAGAGCTGAAGCTGCCCATCATCAAACCCAAGTTGATGGGCTATCAGGCCGGTGGCATGGCCGCCGAGGTTGATGTGCCGATGGGGCGCTTTGAAAAAGTACGCGACCGGCTGGCGGCGGACAAAATGGGCAAAACCGATGCGGAAAAAGAAATTGCCTTGATTGCAATGCTGGCCGAGGTCGCGCCCGAGACCTTGCACGAATTGGACATGGCCGACTACGGCGCATTGCAATAGGCGTTTTCCGGGTTTTTCTGATGAGCGTAGCCGAGGTCAGGCGGCTGGCCGCTTATATCGCGGTGCAGACGGGCTTTGGGTACGCAGAAATTCTGAATATGGATCTGGCGGAATTGGCTGCTTGGGCCAGCGACATTCCAGCTTGGCGTAACACCACTGGTCAATAGGTTCATGTATGCGATTACGCCCCCACCCTGCCGTGAAACCAATAACAATCCCGCCCACAGTTCCTACCTGCATCCACAGCCCCAACCCATATCCTGCGGACAACACCAACAGCCATGCCGGAATTTGTGCGCACACGTGCAAAAGCCTGTCATAACGCAAGTGCCGCTGGCAGCCGTAGCGCCGTTCGTACCAGTCTGGCAGCCGCTGCGGCTTTGAGTGCAGAATAGACATAGGCATAGGAGAAATCAGCGATGAGTATGAGGACGCGGCAAGCAAGGTGATCAAAACCGTGGGGCTGACCGCTACCGCAGCCGGAGCCGAAATTGGCGAAGTCGCCCGCACCATGTACGCCACGGTCAACAACCTGAAGCTCAACCCAGAAGAATCGCTCAAGGCGATGGATATGCTGGTGGCGGCGGGCAAGGCGGGCAGTTTTGAACTCAAGGACATGTCCAAGTATTTCCCGGCCATGACCGCTGGAGCCAGCAAGCTGGGCATGACGGGGACAAAGGCGGTGGCGACATTGGGCGCTAGCTTGCAGGTGGCGATGGACGGCGCGGCAGACCCGTCACAGGCGGCCACCAATATGCCAGCATCATCAACATGCTCGCACCCGTGACACGCTGGATGACCGCCAACACAGCGTTGGTAGGTGGGCTGGGCAAAACGTTTGCGGTGCTGCTGGGCGGCAAAGTGGTGTTTGCCAGCGTGGCCTTCGGCATCGCGGCGGTCAGGCGTGCATGGACGACGCTGGGGGGGCAGACGGAACGGTTACGTAGTGAGCATAGGTAG